TTTAATAATTTATCTGCGTCAATTGGAGGAGTATAAGTTGCATACCCTTCGCTAAAAATTTTATTTTGATTTTTTGTGTCAACACCATATACTCTGAGAGTATCAATTAACTCATCGTAGAACATCATATTTTCACTGTCACCAGATGAAACGTTAATGGTGTTTATAACTGGACTTAGAGCATAGGATCTTTTTGTTGCAGTTGGCTCTGACAGGAACTTACTACTTGCACCCACGTCACTGCTTGTTGGAGAACCAATATAGCCTTGAACATTATCTACATTTGCTTTACTAAATAATTGCTCAACTGTACTCTCGAAGAAGTTTTTAATTGCAGTAGTTTGCAATACTCCGGGAAGTTTTTTATAAATTTTATCAGCCATTAGTTACCTTATCGATCCGCTCGTAATGTTTGGTTATCAAGTCTGCCAATGATTTCTATATCATTAACACTTGCAGTACTTAAGAATAATTCGTTTGGCTCCGCTTTTACCTGGAACATCTCACCAAATTTCCCTGTAGTGTTTTTAGGTAATATAACTATACTACCTATTGAGCTACCTAATTCTTGATGTATATATGTGCTTAATTCTGTGAAGTAAAATGTTTCGCCAAATTCCCAATTGCTGACTACAAAGTAAGAATTAATCAATGCAATGATACGTGACTTTAATTCGTTATCGCTGAATTGATCTGATAATTTTACCACTCTAAACTTAGCCTTAACTGTGTCGTCTGCTTGATTGCCGAACAACAATTTAAATTTAGCACTTCTAAATACTAATGTATCACTTGCACTCTTATACGTATTTAGCCCTGCAAATTCTGAACCTAACTGATCACTGGTTGGCGGTGCTGGGAATGTGCCTGTTGGTCTTGCAAGCCATTTATTAACTTGGGCATTATAAGAACTTGTTAGTACCAACATCTCAACAACGTTGCTAATACTTGGGTCTATGCGTACATCATTTGGTGCAACATGACTCCACTTAATTGTGCCTGGGTTAATACTTGCTGATGCAGTGTTTTGAGTTTTACCTCTACCACGTTTAACAAAATAATCTTTAGTTTCAACCAGTTTAATTTCGCTTGTTGTACCAATTGCTAATAGTTGATAAGTTTTAAATTCATCAACAACAAATATAACAGCACCCTTGGCGTTTGATTTATTTTGTAGTGTTTCTGCTACAACTTTGTTTTTTACAATCAGCCAATTAACTGTGCTTAACTTTTTCCAATCATCATAACGTGCTGGTGTAATTCTATCACCGGCATTATCAATAGTTAGTTCGTCTTCATTTCTGTAATCTAAAACTATGCCTGACACAGGTCTGTCATATCTATATCCATCGAAATCAGTGTAGTATTCAAAAAATACTTCATCTGTTGTGTCTACATATTCTTCGAACTGTAAAGGTCTGTCTGGAACTAAGTCGCCATTGGAATTAATTGGTGCTACTCTAATTTTACGAGGATCAGTGTATCCATCTGGCTCTCTGTAAGTTTCAAGTACTTCCCATTTAATTTCTTGGTCTAATTTTTCTTTGTTGTTTTCGTAATATACTTCTAACTTGTCTGATGAGAACAATGCTGTTCTATCCTGAGAGTAGTGTAAATCATTTTCTTGTACATTAACATATTCGAGGCTACCTATTCCAGTGGCGGCATCGTATGTTTTAAAATGTAATCTACCTGTTATAGTATTATCAAATGAGTCACCGTTAGTGCCATATGAAGATACAGTAACATTACCAAGTTCTGCTTTCCATATAACTTCACTGCCACTGCCTTGATTCTCAACTATTTGTCTATATGTTATAAATGGTGTTGAACCTGTAGTGTCAACAAAATTTGTACCAAATGTTGCATTGTTAAAAGGTATGCTAATTTTACTTGGCATTGATGTAATTCTACCTGTGTTATTTGCTATAACAACGTTAGTCTCTGTGCTAACACCACCTACACTGTGGAAAGTGTTAAGAGGTATAATAGCATCTGTAACGTATTCGTTATGTTCTGCATATAACTGCTGATTTGTTTTTGCAGGATCAGGTGCATTTACTTCTGTTTTGAGTATGCCAAAATTACTAATCCAATTCACTGACACGTCTCTCCATGTTGTGCTTCTTGTACGTAACGGAATGTCTGTGATTCGATTTACTGGTGTGACTGTTAAACCTAATTCTTCGTTTCTCCAAAGATTGCCCTTCCATGTATAATTTTCGTATGCACCTGGCTTAGTATTAACAGTTGTGAAAGTAATCACATCTTTAGATGTTCTATTATTAGAATTACTTTCATTTAAATTATTGATATTGTAAAACTTCAATGAGCCTTCACTTTGAATAATATAATCTAAACATCTGTAAGTAATGTTGTATCTGTAGTTGTTTACATCTATTGGACTGTATTCCATTAGTAGTAACCAACTGTTAGGGCCTTTGCCGTTTATGTCTAATGCAAACTCGCCTTCTTTAGCAGATGTAGATAAATCACTATTAGGTATAACATACCAGTAGTCATCTTGTAAATGGTATCCAATACCAAAAGTTCTTTGTGCAGTAATTTCTGCAACAATGAGGTTAAACTCTGCTGTGGTAAACAGTTTTCTAAGAGAAACAATAAAGTCTCTCATTTCCCATCCTGCTGGAATCTCTTCACTGAGTGTCCACGGACCAGTTGCTGTTGATATTGCTGAGCCCAATACACCATTGTTTTCTATGTTTGTTACTCTTGCCCACTTGTAATCTGTTACATTAGTTGGGTCTACCCATTTGATAAATGTATTATCTTTTAAGCCTTTAGCAAGGTTGGCTGTGGCAATATTCGAATTGTTGATTAATACATTAACACTACCGGGTGTAAATTCTTCTGTGATATATCCTACTTTACTTTCTGGTTTAACAGGTTGTGCATTCCATCTAACATTATCGCTGTCTTCGAATGTAAAGTTTGATAAACTTCCGCTTGGCTTTGTAGGATTTTTCCACTCACTTCGCATACCGTAATATACAAAATCATTTACCTTACGTAATTTAAGTATGTTTGTGATCACACTAAGCACAACTTCTGTTGGTGTTGTGGTATTGTTTACAATAACTTGTTGGCTTGTCTTGTGTATATTATTATAGATATATGCATCGTCGGCAAACGTGTCCACATTATGATATGCACCTGTTGGATCATTGATATCAATGTATCTGCTATGTCCAGAATGCGTTCTATTTGTAGACTTTATTTTAGCAATGTTTGTGCTTTGACTTTGAGGGAACACATTATAATCTTGTGCTGACACCATTCTATTTTGTGTATAGAACACTTGTGGCGCACGTTCTTTGATTGCCGCTAAACTTTCTGCTGGTGTACTGTTATTAAGTTCGTACTGTAAATTAAATGTTAACGACACAGCATATTGCTTACCTGCCGCATTTTCATATGGCACTGTAATACTTAAATTCTTTGCTTCACTTGGACTAATTGTGTATCTGGCAGGATCACTTGTTCTATACCAAACACGGAATATACCCACTGGTACATTACCAAAGTTTCCGTCTGGGAATCTAATTTTAATTCCATCGGCGCCTGCATTTTCTACAGAATATAAATTTCTTGTGTTTAAACTTTTACTGTTATAGTTTAATGTTTGCCCAACTGTGTTAGGAATTTTAGTCCAATTGTTTAAAACAAGACCGTTGCTGTCAATTTCCTGTAAGTACACATCGGTTTCATTGATGTTAGGCACAGTAATTGTTTCAATTCTATTTTCTATTGGCGCAGTATAATTAAAGTCCTTAAACTGTAAATTACCCTGTTTTATTAAACTAAAGAATCCAGTGTTTCTACTTGCAAGACCACCGCCATCATTTCTATAAATGATGTTCATTAAATTTGTTGGACTTGGCTCTCTTTCGTAAAAGTGACTGTTATCTTTAAATTCTGGATTAACAACATTAAACTGTCTTTTTGCACCCGATGATGTGATATTAAGATTATGCACAATAGGGGAATTAATTGGTGTGTTGAACTGATAAAGTTCAGTAGGTATGTTGTTTATATTACCCGACTTAATTGGTGATGAGAATTGGTTAGTGTTACTCATAGCCGCATTCATTATTGTAATGAATTGTTCGTAGGATTGGCTGTTATTTGAGTCATCCCAATACACAGTTCTATTTGACAATGAAGTGCCTAAACTGTCTACCAAAGGTTCAGATGTTTTCACGCTCACTAATTTTAATAAGCCACTTGCAGGTAAATTACGTTTAGGATTGTACCCTAACATTCTTGCAAGTTTAAATACTGATTCTCTTCTTTCTGCTGTTTCTAAAAAGTTTTCTCTGGTATTAACATCCATTCTGAATGCTAAACTTTGGCTGAGGAATGCCAATAATTCTATGATAGATACAAATTCTGAGCTTTCAATAAAGTCATTGAAGTTTTCGGGATAGTTTGTCCTGATGTAATCCACCATTGCGGAACGCATAGTGTCAAAGTCGTACGCCTGAAAATCTACTTTGCTATATGCTTTATAGGCAATTTTCCAATCTTCTGCCGCAAATAAGTTATTTTGTCTACTACTGGCCATCTATTACATACCCTCTGCTGTTTCTCTGATATACATTAAGTACAGAGTATCTTCGTTTTGTGTGGGTATAAATCTTAAATCTATGTCTACCCTAATTGCATGTTCTAATGCTGTTACTGTAGTTTTTAATAGTGATACTCTTGGATCACGTGCTACAATTTTATCGACATCTTCTTCTATGTCTGTAACCACTTTTGGTGACATTGGATCCATTAATAAATCCCAAACAATGCTACCAAAGTTTGGTCGCATAACTCTTTCTCCACGTTTTGTGTAGAATTCGTTTTTTAAATCACGCTTCACAAGTTCATCGCCCGACAATGTATACGGAGCGTTAATTGTATCTACAGTATTAAATCCTCTGAAGTTTGCCATACAAGTATTTATCACTGAAATTAAATGCAGTTTTAATTTACCAAAACTCTTGACAAATCAGCCAAGATGTAGTTAAATACACATAAGCACTTTAATGTGTGACACCACAGCACATTGCTGTTACATTCACCCTATAGCAAAGGAATACGTACATGCGTAAACTTTTGAAAGGTTTCGACGAGATTTGGGCGAAAGCACAACTTCGTAATGAAACAGAGAAAGGTCGTTTTCACAAGATATTTTTCCAGCATAAACGATACTTTCATTTAGGACTGTACGATACTGTTACTAAGAAGTATGTTATCTTTGATAGCATTAATCTTGTGGGTAACTATCGTTACAACTCGAGCGTACACCCGCCAGAGTATGCAGAAATGCGTAAAATGGTTGGTTAAAACAAAAAGGGGGCTATGCCTCCTTTTTTATGAGTCGAGATTATTAATTGCGTCTGCTATTGTGAACTTCAGGCTGGTAGGATTAAGTACTTCTTCGTAATATTTGTCTCTGGAATTATCTACTGCTTCTGCTAACAACAAGAAGTTTACACTTCCACCCTCTGTTCCTGTGGAAACATCAATATTTTGACCTTCTTGACCGTCTGGTGTTTGGAATACACTTGCTTGATACTGTCTCATTTGATGTAAGTTTGGATTTTCTACTAACTTAGATGAACCTGGTTGTTTACTCAATACCCACCCAGACATAAAATACGGTACTCTGTGATATTCACCGTTGTTTAATGCTTGTAGTACGTTGCTGTTTTTAAAGTTATCCGGGCCTATACTTCGTGCAAATTCAGTAAGTGCTAATTGCTGGTTGTCATTGATAGGAACTGCAATACTATCGCTTACATTGTTCCATGTTTGTTGCATATCACCAACAAGACCTAATGTTTCTCCCACAGGACCAATACCTTGTGAGAAGTCAACAATTTTATTGCCAAATTGATCTTGGAATATTTTACCAGGGCCATCTGGTATCATGTCTATGCCCTGTGCTTTTAATTGCGATTCGAGATCTTGTAAAGAACTTGCTGATGCCATTGCTTGATCGATTGCACCTTTCATTTGTCCTAATTGTCCTTCTAATAAATCTGTAGGTAGACCGAGATCGTCTAAACTAAACATTTTTAATCTTGCTTCTACTTCCTGCAATTGTTTCCCAATACCAATAATCTTTTGTCCAAGTGCATTTGTAGTTGGAAAACGTATAGGAGGAATAGCCGCTTTGAGACCATTTACTAATGCTCCCAATCCTGCTATTTCTAATAGTTTTGTTGCCGCGGCATCTTTGAAATTATTTAATACACCTTGGACATCAGCATATTGTGGTATGCCATCTAAGTACCCTTGAACATCTGGTAATGCACTGTCTATGAGAGCTCCTGCTTGGGCTGAAGCGTCAGTGACTGCATTGCTAACTGAGGAAATAGCCGCCCCTGCTTCGTCTACATATCCTGTGCCAACTTCTGCACCGTCTGGAGTTTGTGCATCGGCCGGCGCCTGTGCCTTCTGACTCACAGCATTTGCTGGAGTATTTTTAAGCACACTTTCTGATTGAGCTTGTTCTTCTGCTTCACTGGCCGCTATTGGATCGTATTGAGAGTGTCCTATATAAGGTTCGTTTGTGAGCAATACTCCTACTATGGTTTCTATTTTATCTTGCTTACCTTGACGTTTTCCGGCAGTTGGTGCTCCTGCACTGTCTCCAGTTGTTGCACCTGCTTCGTCAAATTCTGCTTTTTCTGATGGCGCATCTTTTCTACCAGTGAGTCCCATTTGTGGTGCAGGTATAGCCGGGAGAGCAGGAAGTGCCGGAGGACCGCCACTGTTAAGTAATATTGTTGGTGCTAAAACACTGGTAGGTCCACCTGAACTTACATTAAACCCAGCCGCACTTAATATGCTTGTGGGCATTGTACTTTGCATCTTGATTGGTCCGGTAGCCGCTAATAAGTCCATGCCTAATGGGCCACCGGCAGTTGCCGCTAATCTTCCACCAGCATTTAAATCAATATCGCCGCCGTTTGCAGTAATTTGCGTATTCAATCCACCGTATGCTGTTAAATCTCCTGAGCCTTCAATTCTTAAATTACCGCCTGTTCCTAATGGTGGTAATCCTATAGCACCTAATGGATTAGAACCTTTGTATTCGCCACCTGTGGTATCACCTGCGGCTTTTATATTAATATCTTGTCCTGCTTCAATGTTTATGTCTTGATCAGCACGTAAGTGGAAACTGCCTTTTGCTCTAAAGCCTATACTGCCTTCGCCAAAGAAATTTATATCACCTGTGCGTGTTAGTTCTACCCATGCAGAACCTTCCTTGTTGATCATGTAAATAACACCTGTGGTGTCATCCATTAAAATTTGATTACCGCCTGCTGTTCTAATTCGTATGTTTCTGCTATTGAGATTATCATCCATCACAAATTGGTGTCCACCTAATCTGTGATTAAAATTTTCAGGGTCTCTGGGCCCTGGTGTTAATATACCAAATACTTCACTGGGAGATTCTCTCCTTGCACCAGCCGTTCCTGCCCCTCTAAGCGGGTCATTTGCTAACCCTTGTCTTACTAACCCTTTTGCAATATCTACGTGTAGAGGGCGTGTAGCGTCGTTGTGCGTGGTCTTTTCGTCACGTTTATTCTTTTCAGCAACAGGTAATTTCATAGAAGGATCAGAGTAACTTTTTCCTGCAGGCATACCAGGTACCATGTGATTATATCTATCTGGGTACAAGCAACTTACTATAAAAGGAAACTTTGAATTACCGTCACCAAAACAACAAAGTACAAGGTTGCCTATGTCTGGTGGTACCATCCACATGCCGTAACTTTGTTGTGTGTCTACGTAACTTTCTATTTTTTCACCAATGCCTGCTGGATCAGTTCCACCTGCAAACGGCGAACTCCACATTGCGTCAAATAAACCGTCGTTAGATGATTTGTCTTTTGCCAACGTGGCTATGAAAACTTGTATGCGTCCTGTTCTGCTTAAATCTTTTGTGGCAGTAACTTGCCCAATATAAATTCCAAACATTGGACTGTTCTTTTGTATTCTTTTATAAGATTGATTTGATCGACTAATTGACATATCTATGTTCCAGGCTCAGTAGTAGGAGGATTATCTGTAGGAGGATTATCTGAAGTAGGAGTAGCCGCAGAATCTGTTTGTGTAGGCGGCACTTTAGCGTCTGGTGTTATTGGTAAAACACGTTGCCCACTTACACTGGAAGTAAATACACCTCCGTTAAATTGATTTGTTACTTTAATAATTCTATATACTCCGCCAAATGTTCTTGCTTCACCCGACATATCCCAATACCCTGAGTTTAAGTTACTGTCTTCGTCCGTGTAATCTGGGTCGTATGTTATTGGTGCATTGATATTTAAGAAAAAACAGTTATCATCACCTTTATGATTGGCGGCGGTTGCATCGCTCTTTTTAGTGACTCCGTCTAAACCAGTGCCTTTTGATCCAAGATACCACGGATCTCCTCTTAATCCTAACTCTATCTGCATCATAAACTGTGTATCTGAATGCGAGCCTGCAATAAATCCAAGTAACTTGTTTTGCACTGAGCCTGCTTTGTACGTACCCCCGGCAACTTTACTGGGTGTGTCAGTGGTGCTTGATGTACCTTGTTTAGATTCTAATGCTTCCTGCTCTGTAATACCTGCCGCGGCAAGTTTATCTTGTACGTTAATATAACCAAGATTTTCCAGCAGTGTTACATCAGGGTATGATACACCTGGGTTTAAGAAATCTGAACCGTATGCATAACCACTAAACTCAGGTTTGTAATCTGGTGCTATTGTGGGGTCTAACACAGTAGGTGTTGAGGTACTGATATTAACACTGGCGTTAAGTTGTTTTGTTGTTGCGGCGTCTAATTGTTCTATAAATGCTTCTTTGTTAGCATTTGTTCCAAAATTAACTAAATCAATTAATTGTGCAGATGATAGTCCAACCGCACTTGCTAATTGATCCACTGCTCCTGTGGCTGTGTTAAGCAGACTTTTTAAATCATCTAAAAGTCCTTTTAGAGAGCTTTTTTCAAGTGCGTTTTCACTTTTATTAAATAAATCATTTACCTGCCCTTCGAGTGATAAATCTTTTGCTTCTGGCACTGTATTTGCTAAAGAATCTGATGCAGTAATAGATATATCACCCATTGCACCACCCTTAGGAGGCAATAATAAATCTAAACCTTGATCATAACGAATATCAAGAGACTGTATTTGATCGTTCAATCCTGTAAACATATAATTGTAGGCTTTTAACAATGTGCCATTCCCAATCATGTCTTCTATTACTTTTCTTGTATCTTTTGCTTCAGTTTCTCTGACATCGACTGCTACATCACGTCTTGTAGATTTATATATAGTTGGTATAAAAGTATATTGTTGAGCATACTTATTTCTTCGTTTATCAAATCCTAATTGCTTTGTGTCAGCATTTATTCTCAACCAAGATATAAATG